GAGAAATTAAAACTAGGAGGCGACAGAAAAGAAATGAGTTTCTTGTTTATGGACATTGTAGGCTTTACACCTATATCAGAATACTACAAGAACAATGATGATCCGGAAGGATTAGTTGAAGTGATAAATGATTATCTCAATAGGATGTCTAAGATTGTGTTAGCAAATGGCGGTACCATAGACAAGTACATGGGTGATTGTATCATGGCATTTTGGAATGCCCCATTGGACTGTGAGAATCATGCGGAGATGGCAGTGAAGACTGCTATTGAATGTGCAGAAGAAACAGACAAAATCAAAGCAGAATTCAAAGAACGTGGACTGCCAGATATCAATATTGGTTCTGGCGTAAACACTGGCACTTGTATTGTGGGTAACATGGGCAGTGAAATGAGATTGGATTACTCTGTAATAGGAGATGCAGTAAACTTGGCCGCTAGATTAGAGGCGGCGACACGAAATTACAAAGATGAAAACGGAAAAGTTACTCCTACATTATATTCAAGTTACACAATGGAGCAACTGACTGATATCAAATCAGTCGAAGTAGATAAGATCAAAGTAAAAGGTAAAGAAGAACTTATTACCATTTATAAACCTCAGTCATAAAAAAAGGGTGACCGAAGCCACCCTTCTTAAACAGGTATCTACCTAAGTATTAAGCAACGTGATTGATTACTGTTCTACCAGAAGCAGATAGTAATGAAATCATTTCGTTTCTTAAAGACTGTGCAGATGCTAGATCTGATTTTGCAAGTACTCTAACATTAAAGTCATAACCAGCGTCGATTAATTTTTTAGTTGGAGTCGGTCTTGTCATTGCTAAGTTTTTAAACTTAAGAACACCACCGTTGATGTTGCCACTGTTGTCAGTTGCATTTTTAGCCTCTTCTATGAAGACGCCGATTTTAGAGTTTACATTACCTTTTGAAAACTCTCTTGTGTAAGTCACATATTGCTTTGTTCTAGCCATTTTTTGTTACCCTCTTAAAGTTAAGTTGTTAATATATTAAATTATACAGTCAGGCTTACTTAAAGTCAACCCCTAAAATTTATCCAAGTAAATCAACAAGTTCAGGAAAGACTTGTTGTATTTTTTCATTTCGGTACTGGTCATGCAGTCTTGTAACTTGCCAAAATTTTTCAATCAAATGGCTGTTGTCCTCATCTAGCCATTTAGAAACACTTCTAATATCTTTAACCTTGCTATTTTGGTATTTTTGTTGCATTTTTAGTTTTGATACTAATGGTAACACACTACACTGATAATGGTTTGGACTATGTAATCGACCTAACCACGGCTTGGGCAAATTATTTTTTAGATAATATTCAAAAATTTCGTCCAAGTAAGCAATAGTAAAAATAGAAACAGTGCATGAAATACTCAGTTGCAGATTCTCACTGACCATTGCTTTGTAATTTTGTAAATTTTCTTCTACCAGATTCCAATTGGCACCTTTCCTGTTATATTCAAATCTTTTTCCAATATCATCTATACTGGGTTGAATATCAATATGTTTAAATTTTTTCCATAATGTTTGTAAGGTTTGACTAGGTTGTGTTGTGCAGTTGGTATTATAATGAACCCTTACTTTGTTTGCTACATCATTTTGTATCAGTGATTCCAAATATTGAGTATGAATTTCATCCTCTAACAAAAACGGTTCTCCTCCGTGAATGTGTATTTCTAACAAATTTTTAGAATGTTTAATTAAGTCTTTCCATACACTAGGATTGTTTGCCCAGTCATTCTTTTCAAATGTTTCACTGTAAATGCTTTTCCATTCACTGATCCATTTACTTGAAGATTCGGGACTACAAATTCTACATTTCAAATTGCATAGATTGCCAATTGGAATATTGATTAAATTAATTTTTTGTGAATCGAAATCGTATCGATCGAATTCTTCTTTCCATCTTGTATTGTGTAGTTGCCTATGGCTTTCATATCCTGCATCTTCGTCCTTCCAGCATCTCACACATGCATTTGGTTTCTCTCCTTGCAAGAAAGAATTTTGTAAATTTTTAATGTATTTGCTATTTTGAAATAGTTCTATAGAATTTTGATCTTTAATATTGATCTGCTCAAATAAAGGATCTTCTTGTGGTGTGTATTTGCAACATGGACGAAGTGTTCCGTCGTTTGATATTTCAAGACCATTCCATGGCTGATAGCAAAAAGACATACATTAATTTATATTATATTGCTTCTACTTTGACGTCTAATGGATAACCATGTTGTACTGCATCAACTTTTACTTCAGTTGCTTTTTGTTCTGCTATTTCAAAACTGTACAATGCAACCACACCTTTGCCTTCATTGTGTATGGTTTCTGTCATTTTGTTTGCTTGATCTTTGTTGTATTGAAAATGTTTTATTAAAGATTGAATTACAAAATCCATAGGTGTTTTTTCGTCATTCAAATACACCACAGCATACTTGCCAGGTTCTTTTAGAATTTGTATTGTTTTTTCTTCTACTTGAGTATCTGCCATTGTCATATATTTAAATTATAAACTCTATTAAAAGTATGTCAACTTAAAGGGGGCAGTTTCCTACCCCCTGTTTATAAGTTATTTTATTTGTATTGATCTTGCTTTTTTGCCCTCTGGAATAATTTTTTCCAGTGATACAGTAAGCAATCCATCTTTGAGTTCAGCACCTTGTACTTCTACATCGTCAGCAAGTGTGAATGTTCTTGTGAACTTTCTTTTACTGATGCCTTTGTAGATCGTGCCTTCTTTATCTTCTTCGTCTGTTTTGTGTATAGATTTGATTGTTAGAGCATTGTCTTTGTACTCTACATCAATATCTTTTTTACCAAAACCAGCAAGAGCCAGTTCTATATTGTAAGTGTAGTCTCCTGTTCTCACAATATCATATGGTGGGTAGTTTCCCATGTGCCCGCCATTTAGTTTAAAGTCATTCTCAAACATTCTTTCGAATACATCGAATGCATTATCAAACCCTACTGTGTATGGTTTTAGATCGTTAAAGATTGATAGTGAATTTCTTGTCATTGTATTATCTCCTTTATAAGCAAGTTAATTCTATGCAGGTCCTATTAAGCAACCTACAATATTATTTATACACTTAATATAATGATGATTTTTGTAATGTCAAGAGCCTAAAACAAATTTTTTTTCTTTTTTTTGTTTTTTGCCAACATCCTTTTGATACGATTCTTTTCAAGTTTGCGTTTTTCAGAAGGTTTAATAAAGTGTCTGCGATCTCTTGCTTCTTCTAATATGCCTTCTTTCAGCAATTTCTTTTTGAGTTTGCGATAGGCTTGCATAGCATCTTGGCCTTCACGCACTCGTACTTCTAGATGTGGACTAGGTGTCCAGTCACGGTATTGGTAGTTTTTTTTAATCATTGTTGTAATTGTACTTGGGTTGTTTGTTTTTGTCAACTGTGTCTACAGTAATTTTTACTCCAATTAAACCTTTGTTTTTCAAAGACTTGATGTTGTAAATGGTTTCTTTCAATGCTTTATCGAAATAATTTTTTATTCCTCTGGCACCAATATCCTGTGCATGGCACTTTTCAGCAATCATTGATACTGCTTTGTTTTCAATGTCTAAGGTGATGTCTTCTGTGAGGAATAATCTTCTATATTGTAAGAAGGGAGATATGTTACTTTCTAAAATAATATCTTGCAATTCTTGTACAGTCAATTTTTTTAGTGTAATAATATTTCCTATTCTGCCAACAAACTCTGGAATCAAACCATATTTGACTAGGTGATCCTGTGTGACAGAAGTTTCTTCTTGCACCTTTTCAGAATGTACAAATCCCATACCTTTTTCTTTGTTTTGAATATTGTCCAAACCAACAAAGGCTCCTGAACACATAAAAAGTATGTTTGATGTGTCTATTTCTATAGACTCGCCTTGCGGGTGTTTTCTATTTCGTTTCATCTGTACTTTTACTTTGGTGCCTTCTACAATCTTTAACAATGCTTGTTGTACACCTTCTCCTGATACATCTCTTGTGATAGAAACATTTTCGCTTTTGCGTGATATTTTATCTACTTCATCTAAAAATATTATGCCACGTTCTGCACGTTCAATGTCACCATTTGCATGTTCAATCAAACTGGCCAGCACAGTTTCAACATCGTCACCTACGTATCCTGACTCAGTCAATGTGGTTGCATCAGCAATATAAAATGGCACATCCAAAAAGTTTGCCACAGTCTTTGCTATTAATGTTTTACCAGATCCTGTGGGACCTATCATACATATATTACTTTTTTCTAGTATGCCAGGATTTTGCAGTCTCTTGTAATGTAAGAACACACTGACCGCCACTTGCACTTTGGCTTCATCTTGTCCTATGATATCAGAGTCTAAAAATTCTTTGATTGTGTGTGGATCTATGTCAGCAACTTCATCATAAGTCTTAGGATCATTGTCCTGCAATATCATTGCACATCGGTCAATACATTCATCACAGATAGATGAAGTATCTGATGCAATCAATTTGTTTACATCTTCTTTGTGTTTGCCACAAAAGGCACAAGTGTCGAGATTTTTATCTGGCATGTTCTACTATGTATGCTAGAGAATCGATTGAACAATCAAAAGTTTTGGTAATGGTATTTTTGATTTGTTCCTTCCATTCAGTTGATGATGTATCTTCTATCAGATAAAACTGAGTGTCTTGTGTGCATACATTCAGTAGAGTTTTTATTGTGTCATTAGTAAAATTTTTGAGAGCATAAGCCGGTTCCGGCACAGTGTCTGGTTCACTGCAAAATGTAATCTTATTCATCCAATAACTTTCTTACTATGACTTGTTCGGCATGGTTAAGTGTGTTTATGTCTAATGCTCCTGACCTCACCTCTTTTACGATTCTATCGAACCTCAATTTAGTTTGTTGTTCGTAAGTGAGTTCATCTTTTTGTTTAGAATTACCAACCACTTTGGGTCTACCCCAGTAATCTTTTGCGTCTGTGACCACAGGTTGTGGTTCAACTATTTGTTTTTGAAGTTCAGCAACTTGCCTTTTTGTTTCTTCTAATTCATCTAGAGTATCATTTAGAACCTCTAATGTTTTTTGGTACTTGATCCAAAGGCTATCTAGTGTGTGTTGGCTCTTAGTTGACATCGGGATTTAATTTTTTTGCAAGTTTTGCCTCTAGTTCAGCAACACGTGAAGGTGTAGTTAGATCAATATCTGCTTCAACTTCTACAATTTTTTCAACTTCTTTTTCAACTTCAACAACTTTCTCAACTTCAACTTCTTTTGGTTTCAGGTCAAGTTCTGCTTTCAATTGAGCGATTGTGTTGCTTTGTTCTTCTATGGTTGCATTGGTAGAATCTACTTGATCTAATGCGTTGCTCAATAGTTCTAGTGTTCTTTGATATTTCACATACAAAGTATCAACAGTTTCTTGTTTGTTATTTGCCATGTTAATCTCCTTTCTTTTTGGTTAATTTGTTTACTACCGTACGTTCTAGTTCGTGAATTCCTTTAGGAGGATCTACATTAATTTTTTCTTCAACTTCAACAATCTTTTCTCCTGTAGGCGCCACTGTGGTTTTTCCTTTGGCTAGGTTGTAATCCAACGCACCTTTACCTTCAAATGACCAACCATATCTTGCTTTGAGACTCATGTTCACAGCAATCAATAGCAACACAGCCAATGGATCAAACACAAACATTATTATAATGATTAACCATGTTACTGCTCTTTCTAAGTCCACTTCGCCATCACGATCAAAGAACTGTGCTAGATACTTGATAGGACCAACTTCTGCAGACAATTCACGTATCTTTGCTTCTGCAACATACTTCTCAGCATTAAGATCATCAATTGTGTCGTAAGCAATATTGATCTGTTGTTCATATTCTGTTATTTTGGTTTCAGCACTGTCTTGATCTGCAATAGCGTCTGAATTTATAGCGTCAATTCTTGCCTTGGCACTGGCTATCTCTTCAGCAACAGAGGCTTGTAAGGTACTGATTTGTGCGTTTAAATCACCAATTTTATCACGTAAAGGAGCAATCTGTTTGTCAGCATCTGATTGTGCATTTGTTATATTTCTGGAAATTGTATTACGTTCTGACTTCTGTGAATCACGCAACTTGGCCGCTTCAAGTTCTTCGTTGAAGAAGTTTTTGTCAGCAGTCAAAACATCATTCACAGCCTTGTCCAATGTGTCTAGTTTCTTTTGTTCAATATCTATCTTTTTATCTGCTTGGTTTTGTATGTCTTTGATCTCTTCTTTTATTGTGTTGATTTGTAATGTAATTAGATCAACATCTTGTTTAATTTTTTCATTGGCAGTATCAATTATTCGTTGTTCACGTTCAATCTGTACAGACGCACTGTCACTCGCACCTGTGCGTAGGCGTTCTATTTTATTTGTAAGATTGGTAATGGTGCTTTCCTGTCTTATAATCTGTGAATCTAATCTTTCAATCTTGGCCACAGTATCTCCTGCAGGAGTTGCCTGCTCTATATGTGCTCTGGATAGAAATCCAAATATTCCAAGTGATGTAATCAGCATCAACACAACCACAGCAATCGTGAGATATGTCTTGAGCAGGAACGGAATGTTTTTCCAGTTCTGATACAGCCATGAAGCAGTCACCAGTTTGGAAACTTCTAGTACCGTACCCATCACAATGATAGGCAACTGGGCGGCCGCAAATATTGCCGCAAGTCCTAGCACAGAATAGTAAATGGCCACTGTGGATATTGCTAATGCACAAATAAATGTTATTACTATTAGAAACATGTTTTATTTACTCGGTCTCTCACTTGTCATAGTCTGCGTTGTAATCTTCATCAGTTACTGTTAGTTCCCATAATGTTTTGTACTGGTTCCAGGCTTCTTGCAGTGCAGGATATTTTTTCCTGATTGCTACACCCGGCCATCCAGTCATTTGGGCCTCCGCTTCTATTTGTTCTTGTGCGTTGGCGAAAGCATCTTTACTCAGTAATTGTTTTTCTTTTTTACCAACTTCATTTTGATACACAGTTCTGCCTCCGTCAGGCGACGTGTAAATGTATGTCTTGGTCATAGTGATAGTATAACTGAAAACTATAAAAATTTAAAGTGAAATATTAACTGTCTTCGCCTGACAATCTCTTAGTGGTTGTGACCTGAGCCACAGTAAGTGATGCCAAAATACTTTCTAAATCAGTTGGTGGTGTTGCTGTAACAGCCTCTATCACTGTGTCTGTTGTTGCTGGTCTAAACACAGTTCTGTTCTCTGTAATACTTCCTGATACAGTTGAGTCAGCCGCATATGTTTCTGATCCACAAGCAATACCAACTGCTACTCTGTCTTTGACAACTTCTGTTGGAGTGTTAACAACTGTAGATCCATCAATACCTGTGAATGATGTTGCATCTTTTGTGAATAAACTGTCTGTGTCTTCAATTGCTACGGTAAACTCTAATGCAGTTGCTTGAGCCGATCCGTTTGCTTCAACAATCTCAATGTCAAGTATATCAACATTTGTATTTTGACTTAGGGTTCTTACAACACTTTCAAATCTCATTAGTCCTCTTTCTCTGTTGAGTGCTAATGCATCTGACGTTGCTCTCGTTACGTTTGTTGCTAATGTGCCTAAGTTTGTGATGTAAGGATATTTGTTTGCTGTTGGAAAGTTTCCGTTGGGTGTTACTGCTCCACCTGATGTACCTATTACACCTGTGTCATATGCACTCATGTCAACAGTTACTCTGAAGTGTTTTTCTCTTCTGTCATCGTGTGCGGCGTTACTGAAACTAATTGGCATTCTTTATATCCTCGTAAGTGTTATTTGTATTTATTTAGTAGATATGCCAAACTTGATTCTTTCTACAGGCCACGCCATAGTAAAAATCTGCTGTCTCATTGGGGAAATAATAACCTAGTTCAAAGTGTCTGCAGGGTGATTTGTGCATGTGTGCTTCATATATGGGCATAACATATCCACTTTTTCCTGTGCTTTTGTCTGCCCAGTATGTGCTAACACCATCTGGATTGTGCTCCATTGCTTGTTGCAGTGACGCTTCTATCACATCTGCTTGTTTGCTGTGGCCAGTCATTGCATAGTAACCTGTGTGTGAACAGGCTTGTAATAATAAGGCACATATGATAATGCTCAATCTCATACTGTTATTATACAACAGAATGGTATTGTGTCAAGTGTTAAAAATTAAAGGGTAACGACGCCTTCTTTAATAAGACGTTCTCTGTTTTCCATGTGTTTTGCTTGTACTTCTTCTTTGGATCCACCAAAATAAGCAACAGCATAACCTTCTTCAATCAAAATATCAGTGGCCATTTTGTCACCAACAACAAAATCTCCCAGTATTCTGCCAAATTTACCTTTCATGTCCTCGCCCTTTTTGTTGACCTGTGTCTTGAGGACTGCTTTCTTGCCCAGCATACTTTTTAATTTTTCTTTTGAAGCAAGACCAAATTTCTTTTCTACTTTGTCTCTGGTTCTAGATTCTGGAGTGTCAATACCCATCATTCTCACTCTCTCATCTTTGATCCACATTCCAAAGCCTAAATCAATATCAACATCAACTGTATCACCATCAACTACTCTAGTGATGTTTACTTTATATTCATACATCTTTGTGGCCTCTCATGAAATGTTTGGCAGGCTCGTACGTCCACCAACGATATAAACTTTTTTTAAATCTGTTCCAGCGTGTTAACATATATTAGTATTTAATTCTAAGTCTACATTTTCATGAGATAGTGCCCCACTTCTGTTGCCAGGCAGGGGCCGCCCCGTCGAGACCTATGCCGCTAAGGCTAGTTCCTCTTCAAAAATGAAACTTTCGTTGTCATTTATAATTTTGGCCGTTACCTCGTTCCAACTGGATAAACTCCACATGTCTTTAAACCCTGGTCGATCCTATTTCGCCCCCGGAAGGGATTACATAAGCCACCATATGGTGGAGGCGCCCGGTACTGCCCCGGGGTCCCTAGAGTGTATTACACACACTTCAACGTCTATGCAACTATTTTATATTCTTTTAAATTTTTGTCTACTGTTATGTGATGATAGCACTTTTGCCTGCAGGTTTTATTCCTGTGGTGCCTTGTATGTAATTGTCCTGGGCACCTTGATTAGCAATCTGTGTTGTAATTACTGCACTCTTGTTGATGCGAAATGGACTTTCCATGTTGCCCATTATGACATACTGTTGCATACCTAGTCCATTTTGTGTCATGCCCAACACTAGTGGCTTTTTTACTGTCATAGTATCATCATTTTCAGAAACGTACTTGGCAATAACTTCATCACCACCAATAAGTCTGAATACAATAATATCGTTTTCTTTGAAACTATTTTCTTTTAACATATTGACCCTTTTGTTTTACACCAATTGTATAGCCTAAACCAAAAGCGATCAAGAGAAAAGTTATTATGATGGCAGAATGCCACACGTAGAACATCACAGTTTGAATCCTTTGAGTGTGTCTTTGTTTACATCTTGTTTGACACCACCAATGATGTATGATTCAACTTCAGTTTCTTGTGGAGCCACTTGTAAACCAGATGAAGACAACCAATGCTGTGTCCAAGGCAGAGGATTAGTTCCTGCAGGTCTGTCATAAGCAGGTTCAAAACCAATTGCTTTCAATCTTTTATTGGCAATCCATTCAACATATTGTCCTAATAAGTTTTCGTTAAGTCCTATGATTGACCCATCTTTCATCAAATGTCTTGCCCATGCTTTTTCTTCTTCCACACACAATTTGTACATCTCGATAACATCTTGCCTACATTCTTTTGCAATTTTCTGCATGTCTTTGTCATCACCGTTGTGCCAATTTTTTATAATTTGTGTGCTTAGGTTCAAATGAGTTGCTTCATCTCTTGCAATGAAAGAAATAATTTTTGCAGATCCTTCCATCAATTTAAGTTCACCGAATGCAAAGGTACAAGCAAAACTCACATAAAATCTAAGACCTTCAAGGATGTTTACATTTACCATTGCAAGGTATAGAGATTTTTTTACATCCTTAATATCGCCTTTGCCTTTGACAAAGTAATCCTGTGCTATCTGGTAAAAGCGATCATAATTTTCTGTGACTGATATTGCTCGTTTTACAATTTCTTCATCATGCAATATTGTGTCAAACACTTCTGATGGATCAGCATAAATGTTTTTCATAATGTAAGTGTATGATCTTGAATGTATTGTTTCAAAAAAGTCCCAAGTGATTATGCAACCTTCTAGTTCTGGTAATGACACATAAGGCAAAAACGCCAATGATGGACCTCTACCTTGCACTGAATCTAACAGTGTTTGATATTTCAAATTGGAAGTGAATATGTGTTTCTGTTCTGGTCTAAAGTTTTGATAGTCTGCTCTGTCTTTTTGCAATGATACTTCTTCTGGACGCCAGAAATAACCAAGCATAGTTTGGTTTAATTTGTCCAGTGCTGGATACTTGAATATATCGTATCGCTGTGTGTTTTGATCTTCTCCAAAGAACATAGGTTGCTTAGAGAAGTCCACGGTTTTTCTATTGAATACTGTTTTTTGTGTCATGATGTAATGTTAGTTTATAGTGTACTATTTAAGTCGTCAACTGAATTGATAACTCTTCAGTTTATTATTAATATGTTTTTGCCAATATGTTGTGTTAGTCATGTGTGAGCGGTTAAACTTGTGTCTATTCGCGTTCACTTTTGGTAATTGATTTCGTAATCGTTCTATTTCGTCAATGATCATGTCAAAACGTTTTTTATGATCAAGTTCTTGATCGTATGCATGATCTACAACATCATCAAACACATCGAATCCTTGTGCTTTTAGAAATTGTACAGTGCCCGGCACTGACACTACAATAGGAAAAGTTTCGTAAAACAATGACAAATAACTTTTTTCTGTACAACTTGTTAAGTGTGGTTCGTCAAAGTCAGTTTCATTTACGATAGTGTAATCTGCTCTGTTATATATGTCCTCAAGATTTAAATTTTGATTAAAATTTTGTGCTTGTGATCCTACATTTCCTTCTGCTTCTACTGGTTGATCAATGTAAGTTGGTCTTTGAAAGTCGTAATGATCAAATTTATTGTTAGGAAATGTTTCGGAACAATCTCTGTAAGACCAAAGCACATCATTAATCAAATGATGATTATGTAGAGCACTTATCATTCCCCAGCGATGTTCCTTAGAGAAATTATTCATACATAAAAATTTGTGTGTTTTGTTTTTTGTTTTAGGACTAGGTCTTTCGGTTGTAGACAAGTAAAACCAAATGTATCCTTCTATGTACAGATGTCTTATGCCATGTCGTTCGAAATAGGTTTCATCGTCTGTGTTATCCAGAACCAACGCTCTATCTAGTAAACCGTGATCATTGAGTTTATTTTTTAGTTCTATTGCTTGTCGTTCATTATGTAAATGTTCACAGGTTTTATCAATCACCACCATCTTTCCGCGTCTTGCATGTATGGACAATAGTTGGTCTAATTGTTTAGGATTATGATACAAAAAATCATCATATGGTACCACCATTTTTGCTTTTAACTTGGTGTCTTCAAAGAGTTTGAATAGATAGTTTGATTCAGGATTAGCTGCCATTATATTGCACAAGCATCACAATCAGCCTCTTCTTCTGGAGTCATCTGTACCACATTGGTTTCTTCCACAGTGTCTGCAATCCCTTGAGGTTGCACAGTTTCTTCTTCACCTTTAAAGTCATATGTGTTTTGATAATATGATGTTTTCCATCCTAGTTTGTACGTGGTTAATAGATCCTTTAACATCACACTCATAGGAACTTCATTGTTTTCAAAGTGTGTAGGATTGTAAGACCAGTTACCAGATATGGCTTGATCAAAAAACTTCTGCATCATTGAAACTATGTTGATATATCCATCGTTATTAGGCATATCCCATAGCAAAGTGTAGTAGTTTTTCAGTTGCTGGTACTGTGGCACCACTTGTTTTAGAGGGCCTTTTTTAGACTTCTTTGTGCTGAGTAATGCACGTGGAGGTTCAATACCATTTGTTGCGTTGCTCACTACAGAACTTGATTCACTTGGCATTTGTGCTGACAATGTAGAATGTCTCAGTCCATGTGTTTTAATTTGTCCACGCAACCAATCCCAGTCATATTGATATTCAGGACAAGCAATATCATCTATGTCTTTTTTGTATGTGTCTATTGGCAGTATGCCATCAGCATATTTGGTTTGATCAAACCCATCACACTTGCCTCTCTCCTTAGCAAGAGTATTGGATGCTTTCAATAGATAAAATTGAAATGCTTCTGTCAGTTGATGGGCCAGTGTCCATGCTTTAGGGTCTGAATACTTCACTTTGTGTTTGGCAAAGAAGTGAGCCAGTCCAATGTATCCAATGCCCAAGGAACGTCTTGCTTTTGTAGACAGTTCAGCGGCCAATACCGGATAGCCTTGATAATCAATGATTTGTTCTAGCGATCTAACAGCAAGATCACACAAGTTTTCTAAGTCATCTATGTCTTTCAGTGTGCCTACGTTTATTGCACTCAAAATACACAATGCTATTTCGCCCTGTTCATCTTCTAGTTTCTGTATTGGTGTTGTAGGCAGTGTGATTTCTTGGCACAAATTACTCATACGCACAGGATCTTTAAATGAAGAATGTGAATTTGCATGATCTATATTCATGATGTATATCCTGCCTGTTTCAGCACGTTCTTTCAACAATGCTGAAAATAAATCCATTGCTTTAATTTTCTTCTTAGGTGTTTTACGATCTGCTTCGTATTTCAAATACAGTTGATCAAACTTTTCGTTGTCATGTCCAAATGCTTCATACATGTCTTCAACATCATGTGGAGAGAATAATGTAATTTCTCCATCTTCTAATAATCTTTCATAAAATATTTTAGATATCTGTATTGAATAATCTAACTTTCTTACTCTATTATCATCTGTGCCTTTGTTATTTTTTAGTACTAGAATATCTTCAATCTCTTGATGCCAAATAGGAAAATGAACAGTTGCAGATCCTCCACGTATTCCGTTCTGTGTGCATGATCTCACAGTGGCTTCAAACACTTTTAGGAAAGGCACAACTCCTGTGTGAGCAACCTCGCCACCTCTGATCTTAGAATTTATTGCTCTGATGCGTCCTAGGTTAAGTCCAATGCCTGCTCGTTGAGCTATGTAATATCCAACAGCAGAGTTTGATGAAAAGATTGAGGGTAACGTATCATCAACATCAACTAGAACGCATGATGCAAATTGTTTGATTGGAGTTCTCACTCCTCCCATTACTGGTGTAGGAATATTAACTTGGAATGTTGAAATAGCGTCATAGTATTTTTTTACATACGTTAATCTTGTTTCAGCAGGATAACTGGCAAACAGTGTGGCCGCAATCATCATGTACATCATTTGTGGTGTTTCATACAGTTGTCCTGTTGATCTATCTTGTACAAGATATTTGTCTACCACTTGGCGTAGGCCTGCATATGTAAAGTCTAGATCCCTGTCATGCTTGATGTATGTGTTTAATTTTTTCAGTTCTGTTTTTGTGTAGTGTTGTTTTATTGCAGAGTCATACACACCATGTTTAATATTTTGATCTATAATAGCAATTAAGTGTCTTGGCTGAAACTGTTTGAACACTTCTTTGTACACATTCCATAACAACAATCTAGCTGCCGCATATTGATAGTTAGGAGCGTCTAGTGTGATTAAATCATTGGCTGATCGTATCATAATATCTTGTATGTCTGTTGTGGACATATTATTAGTAAATTGTATTTGTGAATTCATTTCTATCTGTGATGCTGACACACCACTTAGGCCTTCACAGGCTTGTTCAACAACAAAATGCATCTTGTTGATGTCTAAAGGTTCCTTGGAGCCGTCTCTTTTTACTATGTTTATGTTTGTATTTGTGTTCATGATTTATGATTGCGTGTTGTAATTATTATAGGATGAAAAGGCTCTTTAGTAAAGAGATAACTTTGATGAAATTGTGGATAATTAGAATCTAGACGAATCTGATTTCTCTGTATTTAAATGTGCCAGTGTTACCTGTGCTTGTAGAAGTGTATTGCAAAGTACCATCTGTTGTCACAAAAAAAGTTACTCCTGTGCTGGCATTTTCAGTGTAATCATCATTTAGATATACACTTGTATTTGTACCTGCAATAGTGAGCCTTCCATTACGCCTTGTGGTTCCTCTGGTCAAAATATAATCAAACTCTAAATGATTTTCACGTTGTAAATCAAATGCAACATTATTTCCTGTGTCTGGATCAAGGACATTTGTTTTACTTGAAGCATTATCATTTATGACTGCTGGAACACGTGGTGGTGACTCATGGTAAACTGTGCCTTCGATGTTTGATAAAGTGTCAGTCCTATGAAAGAAATTGTTATCGGCTCTGTTGTTGCCATGCAAGAAAGATATTTCAGGAAGTTCTGCTGAATCATCTGAATTTTTTCCTACATCTCTGAATGAACATCCGGACACGATATTGCCACGTGGATGACCACCATTGTCATGCAGTTTGATTGCTTCAGCGTCAATGGCATCAAATCTACAAGCTGTGATGATAACTCCTGTTGGTCCTATTGTTTTGTTTAATGTAGAACCATCTGAACTTTCACCTAAATTAAATGCTCTGTACAATTTTAAAAATTCGCAACTTGAAAACACCATGTCTTCAATGTTGTCACTGGACTGTATAGCAAATTCTAATCCTTCAAATGTGCAACCAGTAAAATGTA